CTATACGTGGTGGTATATATATGTTTAAAAACATACCGCTAAAAGAATAGTCGTGATGTGGGAGTGTTAGATTTGAAAACCGAGAAGACAGTATTATATTCGTTGGATCTGTTTTCTTTAGATTCCGTGTTTCGTATATATCTACAAAAGGTATAAATAGGCTTTCTGCTCTCAATGCTCCTGAAAAGCCACCATTTGCCATTATCTTACCCTCTTTTCCGTCTAACCAAAACGCCCCGTCTTGCGATTCAAGTCTGTTATTACGGAAAACCCAACCTGCAATATTTGCCCCCTCGGCCAACAACAAGTTTGTTGCAATACTTTCAAAGGAAGATCCGAACGAATTCCATTTCGAGGTGTCGGGGGGAGCAGGAGAATTGAATGTACCTGCGTCAATACGGGCGATATAAAACTCATTCCCGAGTTTTACACAGTCGAGGCGATACTTGTTCCCATAATAGGTTTTTCCGCTGTCATATACACCACGATATACCATAGCAGGGTGTTCGCCGTCCGCACCGTCCTTTCCGTCATAAGGTGTCATTCGTATAGGTGTACTCCATGAAGTAAGAAGCGTTCCATTAGCTTTTTTCTTAGCTATTGTCCCCCACAGGTACTCCATTTTACCGATTACGGGCTGTTCTAATGTCCACCCTGTCGGCTCATCTACTGTTTTATCAAGACTGGGTGCGGCTGTTGTAGAACCATTTTTAGCAAAACGGTATTCTTGATAATCTGCATCCTTGCCGTTTTCGCCAGTTGCTTTCGACCATTGATACATCTGTGGGGCGAGCGGGGGATATGGCTTATCCCACGACATGATTCCAATATATTTGCCTGGCGTAAGTCCAAATTGCCGGTCTTCGGGGGCGGGTGCCCAGCCGTGCTCTTCCGGGCCTCCGGTCACCATGAGGTTCGTGATTTTCACAAAACCGTCCGGCCCGGCGAATGTGTACGCCTCGTTATGCATATATACAGTGCAGACGGTATCCTCGGTTATGGGCTTGCTGGAGCCGTATTCGTACTCTGCGACAGTGTATTCCTGCGAGAAGTGCCCGCTGTCGTCGGTCTTGTCTGTCAGGTATATGAACGGATAGAAGCCGTATTCCCGATTGAACTGCACGCTAATCCATTTGTCCCCATTGCCGTTTACGCCGCCGTCGGTGTACTTGATTCCGCGCACCTCCCAGTCGAAGGATACGCGCATCCTTTCCCCGCCCCGCAGGCCATGCACGGACGGGTTGGGGCTGGTGCAGCCAACCCCCGGCCTGCACGAAAACTCACGTGAGTTTCTGGCCAGGTTGCGCCCGCCCCCGTACTCGCCAGTCTCCACCCACGGCTTGGCAGGCGTGAAAGTCTTCCCCCCGTCATCAGAATAGCGTATAAATACGCGTTCCCCGTCATGTCCATTGTCACCCTTTATCAGCGCCCACGTATATTTTGTTGGGTCGGTGCTGTCTGCTTGTACAAAGTCTGTATAAGTGCCAATGTAGAATTTGCCTGCCGAATTTGAAACATCAAAGTCCTTTTTCCCATCCGCGCTATTCGCATAGGCAATGTGGAGGTAGCTCGTCTTCCCGTCAACGCCATTTTTCCCTGCTATGCCGTTCGTTCCATTTATTCCTTGTGCGCCTTTCGTGCGTACCCACGTGTATTTTGTTGGGTCGGTGCTATCTGCTTCCGTAAAATCTACGTATGTACCCAAATAGTCACCTCCTGTTTCATTCATCTGTGAAGCGTTTGTCGGATTAGCGACATTAGAGTACTTCACATGGAAATAGCTTGTTTTGCCATTCGCGCCTACTGCACCTGCGACACCTTGCTCGCCGCGTTCGCCTTTGTCTCCTTTTGCACCTTGAACTCCATCGCGACCATTTTTTCCGTCAATGCCGTTGCGACCAGCTTCACCCTGCTGCCCCTTGTCACCTTTTTGCCCCTGTGCAACAACAGTCCAATAATTAGTTTCTGTTGGCAGATGTCCTTTACTCGGGGTTGCGTTAATGTAGCGATAAGTTGAATAGCTTCCATTGATGAGATAGGTAACTTCATCGCCACTGTAGTAGGTGTACAATGCGTTGAAGTTACCGCGAAAACAGCCGATAGGACTTTCATCGCCTGATTGACTCTGTACTATCGTGCCACGTAATTTTAATCGCCCGTCGCCGTTGACATTGTATTGCAACATATCTCCGAGTTTCATTGCATTAGCGAGCATATCGAAATAACTTGTTCCGTCGCCGCTGACAATCTTATCGGTGGTGATACGTCCAGGCAGTATTTCGGTAAATCCATATAGCGATACGTAGCTTCGTTCGCCATCGATTTCCGAATTCAATATCCCAACAAGGAGATAATAATAACCACTATCGGCATTCATATCGATAGCATCTTCCGAAAGCATGAAACGCCCTATTTCTGTTGTATCGTGGCTAACTTTTGCATATAAATAATACTTCTTTTTGCTATCATCAAGAACGGCAGAAGTAAAAGACACCATTTCCCATATCTTATATTCAGATACTGCATGTGTGCTCGATATGCTATTTATTCCAAGCGTCATGTGTTGCAAGAATGAAGCCGTATCTATAATAAGTTGTTTCTTTTTCCCATCGTATCTGATGGGTAATGTTATTGGCGATAAATCACTTCTACTCTTTACAAATCTAAACTGCAACGCTTCATCGCCGATGAGTGCGGCCATGGTTTTAATTGTAATCGGATTTATTGTACCTGAAAAGTTCAAAAGTGAACTATTAAGCATGTCGATAGTTTCTTTTGCATCACGGAAACGTCGTTTTGTATATTGCATAACATTCCGTTTAGCATCATCGATAACTACTTCTTGATTATCCGTCTTTCTTAGCTGCGAACTTACGCTTTTTCCCGTTACCGAATTTGAAATCTCAATGGTAGGAGAATACGGGGAGTTTATAAAGTCCTTGATGCCAGTAATGCGTATGTTTACACCATTTTTTGCAAATTGTTCGTCCGAAAAATGGATGTATCCACCAACTATCAGATACCCGCCGATATTTACCCAATTACGTTTAGCATATAGCGATTGTAAAGTACCTGTAAACGTGAACTTTTGTTCTTCATGCTCATATAGATGACGTGCTGCCTCTCTGAACATATCCCAAGATGCACCCGTTTTACTTACGTTGTCGCATATATATTCGTTTGGCAACATACAACCGAATATGGCATATTTATCGCCTACTTGTGGCTTAAACGTCTCGTTTGGCATCGTTATCCCGTCTATCTCTTGCGGGACAAGCTGGAAACGTCTTTCCGAGTGCTTATACTTCAATTCAAATTCTTTCCCTGCTAACATACCCGATTGAAAGATGAGTGTCATATTCTCTCCTGCAATCAAATAGTTATTGAAGTTCAGATTTTCGGGTATTCCTTTGTCTATGACATCATAGAAGTTCTTTTTTGTATTAGCGACTTCGATAGATGACACTGTGCCAACTCTTGATGGATATGTGTCTGAACAATCCAAGCTATCTTCTTTGACTGCATCTGAAACTATATCCGAACGCTCAATATAATACCCATCAGTATCTACTTTATATGTCCTGTCCTCGTATTCAAGTGTTTGTCCTTTTGGCAAGAGCAATTCGGAAGAGCCATATTTTGAACGGTCTATATTCCTATCTCCACCTTGCACATAAAGCCGTTTAATGGGTTGCTCGTTACTTGCAGTCGTTCGGCCGAGACCTGGGACAAAGCCGTTCCCTTTGCCATACGATAGTGGTAATGGATTATCCTTGAAATATTCTACCTTATGTAGCGAAATAACATGATTAACGATTTCCCATTCTGTCTCAAACGCATTAGCGACATCCTGCAAGGCTGCATCAATATAGGCATGATTAAATTCAATGGTTTTCTCATTTGCCGTTATACATTTCCCGACAGACCAAACATTTACCCCATCCCTTTCGTTTAAGTTCTTGACAATTTCCTCTAAAAATTCATGCGGTTTTGCACACATCGACCATTTCAAGCGATGATCAATAGAATTGCGTATTTTGTACACGCTTAATTTATCTTCATCGCCACCCATATTAAATGTGTATTCGATGTTTCGCGTACCATTCTTTTTGATGTTTTGCGGCTGATTAAGGCAATACCTTTCGTTCTGATATTCGCACCATGTACCGATGGGAAACTCTATATATTCGGTTAGTGAGAACTTCAATACGAGTTGAGGCTTCGCCATTAGTGCACGATAACGGTAACTGCTGTCGCTTTCTTGAATGTTCTTTGTCTTGTCGTTATAGTGTAGGGTAATCATGTTTCTGTGCATTTAATGGGTTTATCATATCGCTTGCCATGACGTGAATGTCAGTGTAACAGTGAACTCGCACCACACGCGCGTTTGGCGTAATATCTCGAACTTGGAAATCGAACAGCCATTGTAGTGGCAGTCGTATTCCATCTTCACGTCGGGGCACCTGAACCTGCGGCTGTCGGGCTTCAATAGGGCTGCAAAGAGGCTGTCATAACGTCTCCAAAACTCGGCTACGGTATCGGCCTTAATGAACAGGCTAACGGCCACGTCCTTTGATTGGAATTTCACGCTCTCGGCATCGTACGTCACGCCTGCTACATTGGGGACGCTGATCGACAATGCAGACTGCACGTTGGGTAATTTGCGTACGGCCATATCCGTGCCGTTCAGCACGTATGCACCGAATTGCGAGAAGTCCACCCCGTCTAGGGTGTAGCCCGATTGGGTGACGCCGCTCTTCCCATTGGGATAAGGGCTGCCCGTCGGCACTTTTGGGAAATCGTCCGAAAAGGAAAGGGTTATCTTTCCTAGTCTGACGTTCCTTGTAAGGGCGTTGTTGGCGGTCATTCGCAGGCGGCACGTTTTGTTCAGCTCCGTAAACTTGAACTCGTGGTAAGCACCATTGGACAAGTCGTTGAACAGAAGCTCCGCACGCTTAGCGTCCACGATGACAAGGGGCAGTTGTACGGCCTTTGCGTCCAGCACGGGGGCTGTCAAGTCCACTTCCTCTCCATCATGCTCTGGCCACGTGATAGTGTCCAGCTTCTTGAACGCAGGCATCTGCACAAGCCCTTTCAGTCCCAGCTTCTCTACGAATATGCCATATTTGACGTATGCGTCCGCGCCGTCTATGAATAGCTTGCCTTTCATCCTGCTTATCTCAATATTAACGCGTTGTCTGACGTATTTACTTCAAAGCGCGACATTCTGTCCTTGCCCACACTCACCACGGAATATCCCGATGCGTTGATTGTTGCTTTTGCGCCGTATATTAACCGCACCTTATAGGCGCGTGTCTGCGTGAAATTAAGTGTGGCGCGCGTATCACCGATAAGAAAGACCCTTTCGGGGTCTGTGAGCGTGACGTCTCCGCAATCGATGTACACGCCTTTCTCTTCCATTTCGTATTTCTTAAATTGGCGGAATGTGTCAAGGTCTGGGTATGCGTGTGATAGCACAAATTCAATACCTTGTGGGCTGAATAGCTGTTCTATGAGATTTCCAAGTGTATGCCCATAAAAGTTTCCACATGCCCCCATATTTTCAACACTCTTTGTTACTTTCTCAATAACATCCATAATATTATGTTTTAATTTTTATTCCACGTGTTGCAATATCTTCTACATTGTCTTCTATCCTTTTAATACGACCATTCATGTTGTCAAGTTTAGTATTGGTCGCATCGGTATTCTTTTCAATTCCTGTAACCTTTTCAAGGATTTGGTTGCCAGTTCGGTTGAGTTCATCCATTCCTTGAACAAGCGAATAGGTGTGTCCCTGTATCGTTGTCAGACGGGCATTATTTTCATCAACGCTATCTTGTGAGGCGGTTGCAATACCCTTGCTTGTACCCTCTCTTTCTGCCGCGGATGCGAATGTATCGGAAATAGACTTTGGTAATGCTTTATAAACTTCATTGAAAGCCTCTCCAACCGCATTCAGATCATTAGAAAATCCTTGCATGGAGTTAATGACATTGTCTATTCCCTTGAATTTCCCATCATCGCCAAACCATTTTGCCTTGTATTTGTCGAAAATTTTACCAATAGGTTCTTCAAGGAGTTTACTAACGAGCATCCGCTTCATTACATCGCGAACTACCTCGTTAGCTTTATTACGCCAACCCTCCATTGCATCTTTGCCTTGTTCTGCGGCTTCAAAGAAAGCATCACTTAATTCTTTTGCAAGGTCGTTAGACGAATATCCGATGATGTCTTCCATCATTTCATTGATGACGGAAGTCATCTTTTCTGCTATTTCTCGGATGCTATTCTCCCATTCTCTAATTTTTCCCCTATCCTTTTTCTTCTTTCCACTTTCCTCCTGAATTTGCCTTTGAATAAGTATTTGTTGTTCGGCATAATTTTCAAGTTGTTTACGCGCTTCCTTAAACTTATCCTCTCCCAATGCTTTATCCGCAGTATAGCTGACTTTTGCATAGGCATCCGCAATCTTCTCGATAGACTTTTGATAAATCTCGCCACTATGTTTTGCTATTGCAAAATATCTAACCCACGCATTTGTATATTGTTCTGTGGTTAGATGTAGTTGCATAACCTCCCGTGTCGTTTCGGCATAAATATTCCGCAACCTCTCAACGGCATCTCCAACCCTTTCTTGAAGTCTTACCGTGTCGGCGTTATCGAGTTCCCATTGAAGTTGGTCGATACGTGCTTGCAGTCGCTCTATTTCCTTTTGCTTCTTATCATCATTATTGAAAAGATTAGCGATGGCCGTTGCTACCTGTAAGGCGGCGGATATAATAGTTAATATTACCGATGCCTTTTCAATTGTAGACATAGCGGCAGCTCCTGCCGTTGCCGCTGCTTGTGCACCGCTTGCAGAAGCGGACACGGCGGAGCTAACACCCGATGCAACATTCTTACCGACGTCGCCAATTGCGTTGATGACAGATGAAACTGCATCAAGGGTATCATCAAGGAAATCAAGAATCTTACCGATACTACGAGCAACGTCATCGGAGAAGATAGAAGCGAGGTTCTTTGCCCGTCCACCAACATTTTGTACTACACCACCAACATTTTTAAGTTGTGTGGCGAAATTGCGGTATGACGTCGTAATCCCATTGCGCGCATTGATGGTTCTTTGCTCTGCCGAATTATTTTTTTCTTGTGCAAGTGCAAGAGCATCCGTTGCATTCTTCAATCTTTCGTTAGCATCCGTCAATTCTTGACAGTCTTGTACAAGTTTTCCCTCGTCAATTTGCTGTATGATTTCTCCTTTTTCCCTTAACGCCGTATTATATTCGGTTTGCGCAAGATTAAGCGCATCTTGCGCCGTCTTCCATTCCGCAAGGGCGTTTGTAAATTCTGTTTTGGAGTTCTTTATATCTTCAAGGCTTTTATGCAATGCGACAAACGGATTTCGGTTGCCTATCTCTTCTTCCATTTTCTTAATGGCTTCTTGGTAGTCCTTGATTTCCGTTCCCGACATATTTTGCTTGTTTTTGTCAAAGTATGTTCGCACCTTATCAAGAGTATATTGAAGCGACGATAAAGATTGTTTGTCCAAATTCCCAAAGACACTTTCCCAATTTATCGATTTCTTGAAATCTTCGGTTGCAACCTTAGAAAAATCCTCGTTCATCTGCTTAACGGCTTCACCAATGTATTCTGCTGGTGTAGCGGCAATCTTCTTATCCCATTCACGATGCAACTTCTCCATTTTCTGCTCCGTGGTTCCGAATCGGTCTATAAGTTCATCCGTGTACTTCTGCTGTACATCTTGGATTTGTTTTTCCCCCTGCTCAACATACATTTTCCGCACGGCGTAAAACTCTTTGCTGATGTTTGCATCCCCTAACAATTCATTTTTCCAATCTTCGTCAGTTTTCTTTCCATCATTGCTTTTCATCCACCCACCTTCTGTTGCACCCTTTTTAGCCATATAGGATTCCTTTGTGGCTTTCTTGCGGATTTCCGCAAGTTGCATAAGTTGTTCATCCCAAGCCTGTATCTTCTTGGCTGTTTCGGCGTTTATCTGGGCAATCTCCTTTTCCATGCCGTCTTTCATCACCGAGATGTTGAAGTCGGACACTTGTGTGTTCGCGTCTTTGATGTATTTCTCGGACGCTTTCACCCATTCATCGGTCGCCGCCTTTTGCGCCGCAATCGACTTCCCGTAGTCGAATTTCTCTTTCTCCGCATTTTTTGTACCTGAAGTATTTCCTGTATATTCCTTTACCCCCGTGTTTTTAAGGTGTTTTTGAAAATCACGGTTGGCGTTTTCTTGTATGGCCACCAATTTTCGGATGTGTGCCTCGGTTTCCTCTATTTGTTTTTTTCTGTAATTGCGCGCTTTCTCAATTTCCGCCCTTTGCTCCTTTTCGTAATTCTCATTCTTCACGGTCGTCGTCATCATATATCCGACCGTTGATGCTGTCGGAATTATTTGCTCGCGTGTCTTACTTACTTTTTTCTTTTTTATGGGGTCAGATTTCAAACGGATTAACTTTTTAGTCTCTTCTTTAGCCATGTCAAATGCCGCTGCCGCTTTCGCTTGGGCTAACAATGCCGCAATAACGTCATTAGAATGCTTAACAAGGTATTTGTTGGCATCGTTCACATTGTTTATCTGCACGCCCAATCCATGAAAAGCGTTTTGATTGGCTTCGATAAATTTCTTTTGGGCATTCATGTTGTTGCCCAAATTTTGATATTCACGGCTTAATTTTTGATACGTCGTTATTTGGTCGGCAACCTTATCGGCAACCGCCTTGTTAAATTCTTCGTGTTTTTTAATGGCTGCATTAAAAGCGTCATTAGCCGCCTCTTTAGCCTTGACTGCCTTTGAAATCATTGTCCCGACAACCGCTATTATTGCACCGATTGCAGCTGCAATCCATCCAAATACGGGTATTGATTTAATAGCCGCGCCAACCATGCGGAAAGCCCCAGCGAGCCCGATATTCGCCACAGTCCCCGCCCCAGCCGCCGCGGTGTTCATCCCTTTCGCCACGGTGTCCCCCCCCTCGGCGGTCGCACTTTCAACAGATGCCGCCGCATTGGCTTCTTTTGCGGCTGCGTCTGCGGCATTGGCTACTGCATTAACGTCCTTAGACGCTGTGTTGGCTAACGTGGACGCTGTTTCAGCTGTCTGTTCCTCTATACCTACCGCAACAAGTTTATTCCAACCAAAACGTCAAACTTTCCAACACGCAAATCTCTAATTATTTCCATACGTTCAATCGTATCAATATCGCTATGCAAATAAGTAGTTTTTATCCCTACATTTTTTAAATAGTCCGTTAAGTTTTCAGCCATTTTTTTAGTTAAAGTTGTAATTAAAACACGTTCACCTTTTTTAATAACTGAATTCACTTCCCCAATTATATCATCAATTTGTCCTTCTGTTTTTCTAACTTCAATTAAAGGATCCAAGAGCCCCGTAGGTCTTATAATT